AGGCGTAAGTCGTGGCCCTGAGGTAGCGGCCCTTGCTGAGAGTATTGGCTTGCCTTTATTACCTTGGCAGAGCTACGTGCTAAACGATATGCTTACAATAGATAAAAATAAGCAATTTATCCGTAAGAGCAATTTATTATTAACGTCAAGGCAACAGGGCAAAAGTCACCTAGCCCGTATGCGGATATTAGGCGGCCTATTTCTATTTAATGAGCGTAACCACGTTATTATTAGCTCTAGTAGATCAATGGCTTTGACCTCTTTTAGAGAAGTGGCCGAGGCCATCGAAGCTACGCCTGAGTTAAACAAACAATTAAAGGCTATCCGTTACGCTAACGGCAACGAGGCTATAGTGTTAAAAAGCGGGGCTAGGCTTGATGTTCGCGCAGCTAATAGGTCATCAAGTCGCGGCGCTACGGCAGATTTTTTATTTATAGATGAGTTACGAGAGGTGGACGAGCTAGCCTACTCGGCAGCTATGCCTATCACCCGCGCGCGGCCTAACAGTCAAAGCTTGCTAGCAAGTAACGCGGGCGATGCCTTTAGCGTGACCCTTAACGAGCTGCGCGAGCGCTGTTTAAGTCACCCGCCCGAATCCTTAGGCTATTACGAATACAGCGCCCCACAATTTGCAGCTTTAACCGATCGTAAAGCGTGGGCTATGTCTAATCCTGCCCTTGGAATTTTAGTAACAGAGGCTTCAATAGCCGAGGCTTTAACTACGCAAACTACAGAGCAATTTAGAACAGAAACCCTTTGCCAATGGATTGACAGCCTGCAAAGCCCCTGGCCACACGGGGCGGTCGAGGATGCTAGCGATAACACGCTCAAGATGTCACCTGGGCCTCTTACAGTCTTTGCCTTTGACGTAAGCCCAAGCAGGCGCGATGCCAGCCTAGTAATGGGCCAAGTATTGCCCTCGGGCAAGATAGGCGTAGCAGTCCTTGAAACCTACAGCTCTCAGGTAGCCGTAGATGAGCTAGTCATAGCGGCAAGTGTTAAAAAGTGGTGCGATATGTACTATCCGCGCGTAGTCTGTTACGACAAGTACACCACGGCCTCTATAGCCCAGCGCTTGCAGATGTCAGGCGTGCAAACCCGCGATGTATCGGGGCAGAGCTTTTATACTGCCTGCTCAGATTTTCACGATGCCCTTACTAATGACAGGCTGCGCCATAGCGGCCAAGATCAACTTGTACAACAGATGAGCAACTGCGCCGCTAAAACTAACGATAGTAGCTGGCGTATTGTGCGCCGTAAGTCGGCAGGGGCCGTAGATATACCTATTGGCCTAGCTATGGTTATTCACGTGCTAGCACAGCCTGTAGGTGAGGTCAAGGTTTACAGTTAGACACGCCGAAAGGTAAATGTAACGCTTTGCCTGTGGATAACCTATAATTCGCCCTATGGGGTTACTGCAAACGCTAGGCATAACAAAAAGAGATGTTACTGCTGAGTTAATGCCGCCTGTGATGAACTCAGGCTATGGCGTAGGCGTGTACAGCTATGGCGGCCTTTACGGCAGCGGTAGCGGCGCACCTTTTATAGATCGCAATATAGCCTTACAAGTACCTAGCGTTGTACGCTGTTCTAATTTAATAAAAGGCGTAATTAGCACACTTGACTTAAAGCTATACAAAAAATCTACAGGTGAGCAATTAGAATCTCCGTTATGGCTTGACCAGCCTGACATACGACAGCCGCGCAGCGTTACTATTGCATATTTGGTAGATAGTTTGCTTTTTTTTGGCGTAGGGTATCTACGCTGTACCTCAATTTATTCTGATGACGGCAGGCCCTCAGGTTTTGAATTTATAGCAAACTCGCGTGTTACAGTTACAACTAATCAAAGCGGAATGTTAGTAGATTCATATTCTGTCAATGGCGTAGTAGCACCTAGCGGCGGCATTGGCAGCATAATAACTTTTCAATCACTTTTACCAGGCGTATTAGATACAGGCGCGCGCACTATACAAAGCGCCATCGATGTACAAAAAGCGGCTAGCGTATCTGCTGCCACGCCTATGGCTACTTGTGTAATTAAAAATAGTGGCGCTGACCTGCCTGAGGCACAGATAAGCGGCTTGCTAGCTGCCTGGAAGGCTGCGAGAGCTTCACGATCGACGGCTTATCTTACTAGCACGCTCGATGTACAGAATATAGGTTTTAGCCCGAAGGATATGATGTACAACGAGGCTAGCCAATATCTTGCTACAGAAATAGCTCGACTTATGAACGTGCCTGCCTATTACATAAGCGCAGATATGAATAATTCTATGACCTATCAAAATATATTAGATGGCCGTAAAGAGTTCGTAGCTTACAGCTTGCAGCCTTACATAAGCGCAATAGAAAACCGCCTATCTATGGATGACTTGACCAGGCACGGCAACGTAGTGCGCTTTGCTATAGACGATACATTCTTACGCGCTGATACTGCTGCGCGCCTAGATGCAATAGAAAAGATGTTAGCGCTAGGCCTCATAGACCTAGAGCAGGCACAACAGATGGAGCAGCTCACACCTAACGGCATAGGAGATACAAATAATGATCTTAACGTTTAGCGGCGTAGTACAAGCTGTAGATAGCGGCGCTCGCCGCACTATTGCAGGCAAGATAGCGCCTTACGATGGCGAGATAGGTATGACAAGTGCTGGCCCTATTGTCTTTAGCAAGGGCAGCATTACAGCAGATACACCTAATAAAATAAAACTTTTAATGTCTCATCAAACAAGCCAACCTGTAGGGCGAATGGTCTCAATGCAATCTACAGAGGATGGCCTATATGCAAGTTTTAAAATAAGTTCAAGTGTGCCAGGAGACACGGCAATTTTGCTAGCCCAGGAACAACTAATGGACGGCCTTTCCGTGGGGGTGGAAGTTATCGCCTCAGAGCCGAAAAAAGGTTATCTCCTGGTGACGGCGGCAAAACTACGAGAGGTTTCCTTAGTGGAATCGGCCGCCTTTCCTAGTGCCGCCGTGCAAAGTATTGCCGCAAGCGAGAGCGAAACGGCAGAGCAAGACAACCCAACCCAACCCGAAAGCGAGGCAGCTGTGACTACAGCCCCTGAAACTCCGATCGTGGATGAAGCCGAGGCTGCACCTGTAGTAGAGGCAGCACGCGCCATAATCCGACCAAGCGCCCTGGATTCCCAGCGCGTACGCACGCCTATTATCAATATGGGCGCATACACAGAGCATAAGATTAAGGCAGCGCTAGGTAGCGAGGAATCGCGCCTATACGTAACAGCCGCCGATGATGCGTTTTCAAATAACGGCGCTTTTAATCCAACTCAATACCTTTCAGAGTTTCCAACTAACACACGCTTTGGCACACCTGCCATAGATGCGTGCAGCCGTGGTACTTTGCCAGCAAGCGGTATGACTATTAACGTTCCATCTTTAGTTACAAGCGCAGGTGGCGGTACAGGTGTAGCACCTACTGTAACTGTTGAACCCGAAGGTGGCGCTGTTGTAAATACAGGTATGGAAACCTCATATCTAAGTGCAACAATATCTAAGTACTCAGGTATGAATACTCTAAGCATTGAGCTTTTAGAGCGCTCTGATCCTAATTTTTATGCCGAGCTTACACAGCAACTACAAAATGCCTATCTTACTACTTTAGATACCACAGTAGTAGCAGCTCTTATTACAGCAAGCGTAGCAAGCGTAGCAACTACAGCAGACAGCGCAGGCATTATTAAATACGCAGCTGAGGCAGGTGCAAGTATTTACAAAAATACAGGCTATTTTGCACAAAACTATATCGCTAATCCTGCACAATATCAGGCTCTACTAAGTGCCTCAGATACTACAGGGCGGCCAATTTACTCAGCCAACTTTCCAATGAACGCGGCAGGACAAGTGGCACCTACTAGCATCCGAGGAAATGTACTAGGCCTCGATTTGTATATTGACAAAAACTTTGCAGCTACTACTTTTGTAGATAGCTCTAGCGTTATTCTTGCACCTGAAGCCTTTACTGTTTACCAATCACCTACTGCCTATATGTCAGTAAATGTTGTAAGTAACTTACAGGTTCAAGTAGCAATTTATGGCTATATGGCAACTATCGCCAAAATGCCTAATGGTATTTTAAGATTTAATATATAAATAACACTCACTAATAGTGGGTAGGGCATATTTAGCCCTTTGCCCTACTCACCTAACGTAAGGAGGTACCGATATGCCCGCGACTTATGTAACGGCCGCTACTCTAAAAAGTAGCCTTGGTGTCGGTACCCTCTACGATTCTTATACGTGGATCGAAGACACCTGCCAGGCAGCCCAGGATTTAATTAACGGGTTTTTATGGTTTGATAACACGCCTGTAGTAGGCACCGCTTTAGTGTCTAATGTTGCTACAGTTATGCTAGCCAACCCTGGCATATTTACTACGGGCCAAGCTGTAACTATTGCTGGGGCTGGCTCTACCTTTAACGGGGCATACACTATTACGGCCACTATCCCGTTTAGCACAGGCACGAGTAATATTCTGCCAGCCTTTAATATGCAGCTCAACTACTGGCAATTTCCGCAGGGCTATAGCTTTATACAATATGCCAAGACTGCATCGGATCAAAACTTTAGGCGCGTATTGCCATACGGTACAGCTACGGGCGATGATACAAAGACTGCTAGCTATGCCAACACACCAGCCATAAACGCGGCCGCGCTTATTTTGGCTGAGAATATATGGACAGCGCGCTTTAGTACACAAAATGGCGGCACCGGCGTAGATGGATATAGTCCATCACCCTTCAAAATGTCTAACACACTTTTGGCATCAATCAGAGGCCTTTTAGCAAATTTTTTATCGCCCGCAAGTATGGTCGGCTAGATGACTGCCGCCATAACTACGCTACGCACCACGATAGCTACAGCTATAACTAACGCTGCAGCCTGGTCTACCTTTGCCTACCCGCCCAGCAATATATTAGCTAACAGCGTTATTGTGGCCCCTGCCGATCCGTATTTAACACCTAGCAATAACTCGCGCTCGACTATATCGCCGCTAGCAAACTTCAAGATTATTATTACTGTGCCTATGTTTGATAACGAGGGCAACTTAACAGGTATTGAAGACACCATAGTAGCCGTCTTTAATTTACTGGCTGCTAGCGCAATCGTATTTAATGTTAGCTCTGTTAGCGCCCCTAGCGTGTTAAGTGTGGCTAGCGGTGACTTACTAACATCCGATATTACAATCAACGTACTAACAGCTTGGAGCTGACCTATGGCACTAACAGATGAAGATAAAGCGTTTTTAATCAAGATAGGCCAAGAATTGCCTAGCGAGGTTAAAGTAACAAAACCACCTAAAGAAACAACAACAGAAAAGGACGAGGCATAAGCGATGGCTATTTATCTAAGTAATGGAGTGGTAGTTACGCTTAACTCTGTAGCGCTCTCCGATCACGTAACGAGTGCAACAATCAACCGCAGCTTTGATGAGCTAGAGGTTACAGCTATGGGCGATACTGCTCACAAATTTGTAAAGGGCCTAGAAGCTAGCACTATTACTCTAGACTTTCTTAACGATAATGTGGCATCTAACGTGCTACAGACTTTGCAAGCTGCCTGGGGTACAACTGTGCCACTAACGCTAAAGCAAACTAGCGCTGCTATTTCAGCTGCAAACCCTGAGTACCAAACAACAGTGCTAGTAAATAACACTACAGATATTAACGGCGCTGTAGCTGACATTTCTACACAGTCCATTACCTTTACCTGCAACAGCGTAATCGTTGTAGATACAACAGTGTAACCAACTAAGCAAAGGGGCTAAGACAATGGCACAACTAAAAATAACAAGGGCTGACGGATCGGTATCTGAGCATCAGATAACTCCGCGTATTGAGTATGCCTTTGAGCTGTACGCTAAAAAAGGTTTCCACAAAGCCTTTAGAGATGATGAGAAGCAATCAGATGTGTACTGGCTAGCC